TAACTAATTAATAGCCCTCTATCTTGGAGGGCTTTTGCTTAGGATTTACTATGACAAGAATACAAGAAATACTTAAAAATGTCCGTTATTCTCTGGCTGACCCAAATAAAGAGCGCTACACAGATGAACGCTTATTAACAGCAATAAGTGAAGGCCAACGAGATATAGCAAGGCAAACAAGACTGCTGAAAGCAGAATTGGATTTAGTGCTTGACCACGCAAAACCTATCTATAAGCTCCCTTCAGACCTTTGGTTAATAACTAGAGCTAGCTTCGATAATAAAAAAATACCACTACTTTCCTACGACAGAATGGACGCAGCAAATCCATCCTGGTACACTCAGTTTGGACCTAAAACAGAAGCCCTAGTTTACGATAAGCGTAATATGCACGAGATACGTGTATACCCTAGGCCGGACTGCACCTATGTAGAAGCTGAGTACTCTTTTATCTCTGACTCGCCTCTTGCTGTAGATGAGAACGGCTTAACAGCAGAGCAAAGAGCTACCATAAGTTCGCTGATAACCGAACTGAGCTATTTGGATACTCAAAGTCCTTTACCTATAGTTGCCGTGTATTCTGCTGCTAGTAACATATTAACTATTGTACCTGGCACTGCAGGTTATGCTTTTGGTGTGTCGACTAGTATAGACGGTGCTGTGCCTAACTTTGGTGAAGTAACTGGCATAGAGTTGTTTGCAGGGGGCGGTAGAATTTGGTCTGGTCAAGCGCAATTTGAGCCTAACTTTGGTGTTATTACTGGGATTAAAGAGACTGTAGGTCTACTGCACATAAACTATATAAAAGACCCAGAACCAGTAGCTAACGAAAATGAGGAATTAGTCGTTACTCCTATATTTGATACAGCACTTAAGTATTATACTATAGGCCAGGCTTATTCTGATGACTTGGACTCTCAGTACCAAGCCCGTGCGGCTGATGCCATGGCTATGTATCAAAGAGAGTTACAAACAGTCGGTTATCCTACTGATGAAACAGATGGTACCAGGGCTGTTCAATACACTCCTAACTATATTTCACCTTTTGGTAACTAATTATGAAATTACAGTTTTTTAATGGAGGTGAAAACTCCTTAATAAGACCTCAGTATATACAAGCTGCCCAAGGTGTTGTTTATGAGAATATAAACTACGACTTGGGCACACTCACACCTTTTAACTCACCAAAAGAAACTTCTATTGAAGTTGGGCGATATCACCATTGGTTTATAGCAGGCAATAAATGGGTCGATTCTGCTGAGCCAAGAGACTACGTGGGATTTCAAAAAGAACTTTACTGGACCAATAGGGCATCAACACCACAGAAATTAACTAAAGATGGAGTGCAAGCCAGCTTAGGTATTGTCGGGCCTACTAAACTGACTAATATTAGTTTAGTCACTAATCCTCAAGCTATAAAAGATGTAAGAATAGAACCATTAAGCCAGCCTACAGGCCTGCCGATGGAAATACAGTATTATGTGCTAATAAATGAAGATGCCATAGGCTATTCTAATGCTTTTCATTTTGCCGTAGATACAAGAGACCGTGTTATAACTATAGCTCAGGCTACAAATGACCCACAAATAAGGCCTAAAGTAGACAGTAGTTCATCGGCTTCTGCAAAACGCCAAGTTAAAATATCAAATATAAAAGGCGTTAAAGCAGGTTCCGTAGGTTATAAGCTATATAGACAATACGCTAATATCTTTAGGCTAGTAGGAGAGTTTGATACAGAAATACTAGATTCAGTTGAAGATATTAGTGGGAATAAAGAACTAGACTTCATCAAGTTTGGCACACTTAACGGCGTGTATAGCTATGTGCAAACATATCTTAATAATTCTGATGGGTCTGAGTCAGCACCTTCGCCTGTATCAGAAGAATATGACTTGACAGCCGGTGGTTATGCTATATTAGCCAGTTTACCTATTTCTAAAGACCCACAAGTAGACAAAAAAAGAATATATAGAGTAGGTGGATTACTTGGGGAGTTCACTTTAGTTGTAGAACTGGATAATGCTATTACTAGTTTTACAGATAATATAAAAGATACTAAGGTTCCTGGGCACATACTTGACACAACTAGGGCTAAAGCAGCGCCAGAGGGCCTGGCCTTTATACAAGAAGCATACGCCATGTTATTTGGGGCGGTCGACACTAAGCTGAGATTTACGCCTATAGGCAAACCTAATGAGTGGCCAGAGTCTTATTATCTACAATTTGACGCGCCAATAACAGGCATAGCGCCTGTGGCCAACGGTATACTTGTATTTACATACTACAGAACATATATAGTTACAGGTACAGGTCCTACTTCTTTATCTCAGTACTTATTGAGTAGCGACCAAGGTTGTATAGCTTATAAGTCTGTTCAATTAATTGCAACAGAGGCTATATGGGCCTCTACCGACGGTATTTGCACTTCATCAGGTAATAGGCCAATTGTTATAACAAAGGCTAAACTAGGTAAAATTAAACTGAACCCTATAGACTCTGCTATATACGATGAAACCTATTACTTGATGGAGGCAAACAACAAAATAATTTGTTACAGAGGCGATTTAGTAGCTAGACTTGATTTTGGTTTAAGCTCTTTAGCCGTAGCTAATGACATACTCTATGGTTATAAAGACGGTAAATTGTTTGAACTATTTAATGGTGATAAACCTTCTTACTTTAAATTTAAGTCGGCAAAGTTTACTGAAGGGTCGTTTACTGACAACAAGACTTATAAAAAAATATTTATATATTCCGCCGGTCATGTTATAATAAAAATATTAATAAATGACGAACTTGTTCAGTCTAAGGAGCTTACAGGTGAAGATTCTTTCACAATACAAGTGCCACAGACTCTACAGCGCGGCTTCTTCATACAGTTTGAGTTAGAAGGGACAGGTGAAGTCTCAGAGATAGAATACACCATAGGAGCTGAACAATGAGTACTACACAGACTATTGCGCAGCTACCCTATGATATAGAGGACACAGCGACTAAGCGCTTTTTACGTGAGCTTGTAGATAATCTAGACGGAGTCTTAGGTTATAAAGGTGATAATAAATATGTTAAAAGTTCTGACTTCAATGAGCAAGGCACTACAGTCGCTGAACTAAGTAATCAGTCAAAAACAGCAACAGAACGTATAACCGGTGTTGCAAAGACAGTTGCAGAACATTCTGATGACTTAATGGATATACAAAAAGATATAGAAGAGTTACAAGCTGTCTTGACAACTGTATCTGTAGACACTGTTTATAGAGACTTCAATGATACAGCATGGAATGTTTTAAAAGGTCGAGCCGAGTTTACGGCATTGGGTTCAGAGCTAGTAAACCCTCCGCCTATAACCATAGCGCCTGGAGATAGCTACACTGTTTACATTGATAGTGTTAAAACTAATGCATCAGTATGGCAACAAGTTGTTATAAACCATGGGTCACTTGACGTATTTGTTAGAATAGGTGTTAATAGTTCTTGGGTTAAACTTAATTAATAGGAGGCTATATGGGGTTATTCAGCGGAATAGTCTCTGCAGCTACAGGTGTTGTAGGAGCTGTAATTGGTGGTAATAGTGCAAATAAAGCTGCTGGGCAAGCTAGTAAGTCAGAAGCTGCTCAACTTGAATTTGCTCAACAGCAGTATGATGATTGGAAAGCTGTATACGGTCCAGTTCAAGATAACCTGTCAAGCTACTATAGTAACTTATCGCCTGATTATTATGAGGCTTTAGGGTTAGAGGCTTTTGAATTAGAACGCAATAACGCTATGGAACAGATTAGTACTAGTTTGGCCCAAAGAGGTATAAAGGACAGTGGTATAGCTGCAGAAATAAATGCTAATGCTGACTTAAGCGCTGCTTCTACTAGAGCTCAGATACGCCGGCAGGCACCTGTGCAAATGGCTACAGACCAGCAAAACTTCTTATCTATAGGCATGAATGCTAGCCCTGCTCCTAGCGTATCGCAAGCGCTAAATTCACAAGCAGTTGGTGCTAGACAACGGTCTAATGCTGCTTCTGCTTCAGCAGGTCAGGCTTGGAGTAGCGCTACTTCTTCACTCGGCACATTGGCTGAAACAGGCCTCAGCCACTATTTAGGAAAGGAGAAGTGATGCGCATAACTAGCTATGATTTTAAAGTTAATGGCAAGACTGTTAAGACTAACATTAATAGTCCTTTAATGTGTGGCAGAGATAGCATATTAAAATTGGAGCAGGCTCTGCTTTCGTTTAAAGACGCTGATACTACAGGTGGAGATGTAAAGCACCATTTTTCTGAGGGTTTATATGCTAGAGAATTATTTATACTAGCTGGAACAGTTCTTGTAGGACATATACATCTTCAAGGACAGATAAACTTTCTACTAAAAGGTACAATTCAAGTAACGACTGATGAGGGCGTTAAAGAATTGACTGCGCCACAGATAGTAGTAACA